CTAAGCACGACCATCACAGACCCCGCCAAGCTCCGCGAGATGAGCACAACGTTTGCGCGGCTCGCTGTCGACCTCGCGTCATTCAAGGAAACCTCGCCCGAGGAAGCGATACAGGCCATCTCGTCGGGCATCGTATCGCAGAGCGAGCCGCTGCGCCGCTATGCTGTCGACATCCACGACGCCGCGCTGCAAGAGTTCGCGCTGACCAAGGGAATCCACAAGAAAGTGGAGCAGATGAAGCTCGCGGAGAAAACCGAGCTCATCTACGCCAAGGTGCTGCGCGACACGGCGCTCATGCAGGGCGACGCGACCAAGACCGCCAAGACATTCGCGAACCGCATGCGGGCGCTGAACGAGACGGTCAAAGACTTGCGGATCAGCATCGGGCGCGGGCTCATGCCCGAGGGGAACAAGCTGCTCGCGTGGCTGATACGCACGTCTGAATGGTTCGTGACGCTCAACGAGAAAACCGACGGGCTGAAAACCGCGCTCATCGCGCTCGGCGCTGCGTTTGCCATCATGTGGGGGCGCGCCATGCTCGGCGCGCTGCCGATGCTCGCGCTCATCGCTGCGCTCTACATCGCTTTCGATGACATCTACACGCTCGCCCACGGCGGCGACACGCTGATAGGTGACTTCCTAAAAGAGCTCTACGGCGCAGACGAGGGGCAGCGGAAAGTCGAGGAGCTCCGCGAGTCCATTCACAAGATCGGCGAGGCCGTCGCGTGGGTAGGCGAGCAGATCCACAAGCTGCCAAGCTTGCCAGACTGGTTTAGGTGGGCCGCCATCATGCTCAAGGGCGACGAGCTCAGCAAGCCCGACGCCGACAAGCAGAAGGCCATCGACGAGCTCAATAGGTCGCGCACCGCTGCTATCCAGCGCAACGCCTACAACGCCAAGCTACGCGCAGAGGGCCGCACCGACGTTCCCGATGACATGGAGGTGCCCGAATACACGCCGACCCTCGCCGAGCAGAAAGTGCTCGACGCCGCCGAGAACACGCGGCGCTTTCGCGATGCACAGGCAGAGCGCGCGCTCGCGAAACTCGCAGCCGACGAGGGGCTCATCGTCGGCGGCGCCTACGCTGGCAACTTCAACCCGCAAGTCGCGGGCCCGTCGGCAGCCGTGAGCGGCGCGTCAAGCGTCACCATCAACGAGGCACCCATCACAGTCAACATCGGCACAGACACCAACGGCGAAGTCGCAGGCCGCAACGTGCGCCAGGCCGCCGTTGAAGCTCGCAACACGCGGCGCACCGTCTCGCGCAACGCCCCGGCGCCAAAACCCTAGACCATGCCCACGCATCTCACCATCAACGGCATCTGGATCGATGTGTCGCTGCGCGAGACTCACGGCATAAGCGCCGAGCTCACGCAGCACGCAGTCGAAGACGGCGCCGACATCACCGACCACGTGCGGGCCATGCCCACGCGGCTCACGCTCGAGGGCATCGTCAGCAACCAACCCATCGAGCAGCCCGGCAGTCACACCACCGCGCTTGCCAGCGAGCTCGGGTTCATGGTCTTGACCAATGAATACTTCGACTGGGGCACTAAAAAGCTCGAGCTCGTGGGCCCCCAAAACTCCGCGCCGCCGTACATCGGCAACATCCCCATCATCGGCAACGTCGCGTCTCTGCTCGACGCCTACAGACCCGATTGGAAGCCGAACAAAAAAGTCTTCATGATCGTCCCCGACCGCGCCCCCGTGCCGTTCGGGCAAGCGCGCAGCGTGTCGCTCACGTTCGACAGACCATTCAACCGTGTTGCGCAAGTCGAGACCGCGCTGCGAAACACGGTCAACGCTCGAGCGCCCGTCACCATCGTTACCGCTCTGCGCAAGTACGACAACGTCGTGCTCAGCGACTTGTCAATCGAGCGCAACGCCAACACCGGCGCGGGGCTGCACTTCGGCTGCACGGGGCAAGTCATTCGCACCGTCGCAAGCGAGCTCGCCACCGACCCCGACCCCGCGCAGACGCGCGCCGTGCAGCCCAAGGACAAGGGCAGCCAGAACACGCAGAACAAGAAACCGTCACCCGAGGTGCAGCGCAAGTCGCAGAGTGTTGGAAAAGCACTATTCAACCCCAACCCGCCCGAGCCCTAGCCGATGGCATCGCAGCTCATACCCACGACCCCGCAGCCCGACACCACGATCCGCGTCGTGCTCGGCGTCAACGTCTACTCACTGCGCCTAATCTGGTCGCAGCGTGGCGAGGTCTGGCGCCTATGGATTGCCGACTCTGCAGGCGTGCCGCTGCTCGACGGATTGCGCATGGTCACCATGTACCCGCTACTCGTGCGGTTCCATTACAAGCCCGAGCTGCCGCCGGGCGAGCTCTGGTTTGTCGACGAGAAAAACCAGGCAGCCAAGCCCACGCTGCAAGATATGGGCACGCGCTTTACTCTCTACTACGCGCCCAACGGCTATCTCGACTAACCCATGAGCGACCCCGCCTCATTCATCGTCGAGCCAGGCATCGCGCTATTCGACCGCCGCTACAAGCTGCAGGTTGCAGACACGGTGATCACGGGGCTCAACGTGCGATTCACTGTGCGCCGCTCGCTCGTCGGCAAGCGCCCCGGCACGTGTGACATTGATATCATCAACCTCGCAGAGCCCACGCGTAAGCGCCTGCACGGGACTAAACAGATCTACTGCTCGCTCGAGGCCGGCTACGTCGGCGGCATGTCCGTGCTCTTTCGAGGCGAGCTGCTCGAGGCATGGAGCAAGCGCGAGGGCACCGACTGGGTAACCACCGTGAGCTCGAGCGACGGAGGCACCAAGGTCACGCGCTCGCGCGTCAGCGCCACGTATGGGCCCAAGGTGCCCGTGCGCGACGTGTTGATTGGCATCGCCAAGTCTCTCGGGCTCGGGCCCGGCAACCTCCTGCAAGCGGCATTCTCCGCGGAGATATGGGACAAGCTCTCAAACAAATTCTCGCAGGGGTTCGCGGCGTCGGGCGATGCTGCCGGCGAGCTCGACCGCGTCATGCGCACCGCCGGGCTCGAGTGGTCCATTCAAGAGGGGCAGCTGCAAGTGCTCGCGCTGCGCCAGGCGCTGTCAGACGCCCCCATTCTGCTCACGCCCCGCACCGGACTGCTCGATAGCATCGAGCTCGGGCGCGACCAAGTGCTGCGCTTGACGACGTTGCTCCTGCCCGGCCTCTACCCCGGGCGAAAGATTCAAATCAAGTCGCGCTACGTGCAGGGGTTCTACCGCATCGAGACGACCACCCATCAGGGCGAGTTTGACGGCGGACACTGGACCGTCGGCATAGAAGCTCGCGCCGTCACGTGAGGCCGTTATGACGCTAGGCACGCCCGAGCTCTCCGAGCTGCTGCAGACCGCCGCCGAGCAGGCCGCGTTCGAGCTGCACACTTCCATCCCCGGGCAGATCGCCGCGCTCTACACCGACGCCTCGACGCGCAGGCAGTACGCCGACGTGCTGCCGATGCTCAAGCGCGCGCTTCCCGTAGACCCCGAGGACGACGCGCTCGCGCACGTCGACCGGCCCCCGTTCGTATACGAGCAGTTGCCGATCCTGCCCATGGTCCCCATCGCATACCCGCAGGGCGGGGGCTTCTTCGCGGCGTGGCCTCTCGTGCCAGGCGACCACGTGCTCGTGGTATTCGCAGAGCGCAGCCTCGATCGCTGGGTGACGACCGCGCGCCGCAACTCGCAGAAACCGCTCGGCACTGGCGACGTCGGCACGCACACGCTCGCGGGCGCAATCGCGCTGCCGCTCGGGCCCGCGCCGCTGCCCGACCTCCTGCAGAGCGTACACGCCGACGCCATGACGCTCGGGCACGACGCAGGCGCGCAGATCGCAATCAAGCAGAACACGGTCAACTTGGGCAGCCACACGCCAGGCGACGCAGTTGCGCTCGCGTCCAAAACCAACACGGCGCTCACGAGCGGCGAGACTGACACCGGCAAAGTGAGAACCGCGACCGCAACGGCCATCTCGTCAATCGAGACCATTCTAGCCGGCCTCACCGGCGCTCTGCCGCCCGCGAGCACTGCCGTCCGCGTCGCGTTCGACCTTGCCACCGCGGGCGTCCCGCACGCCCACACAAGCGTCGCGTCGACCGTTGTGCTGTCCGACTAGCTGACCCGGGCCCGAGGCCCTTGCCAAGGCTCTCGCTCGCCCACTACCGCCGGCTCGTGGCTGACCTTCTGCTCGATGCGACCGGCGATATCATCATCGACTCGACGGGCGACCTGCCGCTCGTCACGGGCCCCGACGCCATCGCACAGGATGCCAACTTGCGCGTCGCGCTGTTCGTTGGCGAGTGGCCTCTAGATAGGCGCGTCGGCATCGACTACCGCAACCTCATATTCGGGCGCAAACCGCCCGACGCGGTCATCAGGTCAATCTATGACGAGGTCCTGCGCACGACTGCAGGCGTGACTGCCGTCAACCAACTGACGATCAACTTCAACCGCCGCACGCGCGCGCTCGAGGTCCGCGCCGCCGTCCAAACGAAAGAGGGCACAGCGCTCGTATTCCGCGACGTGCTGTTAGGTCAGGGCACCACCACTGCAGCGCCCACGCAGCCCGCCAACGGCTCGACGCCGCTGGTAAGCCCGACGCCGACCGGGCTGCCGCTCGGCGTCTTCTCGCCGCGCCAGTGGCCCGGCGACGAGGTGCCCACATGACCGCAGGACTCGGCTTGCTCGGGTTCACGTCCAAGACCGTGCAAGAGATTATTGGCGACCTGCAGGCATACCAGGCCGCCAACATCGCGAGCGGGCTCAATACGTCGAGCACGGGTGTGCTCAGCAACATCAACATGTCCGTCGCGCTGCAGCTCGGGCAGTTGTGGGAGCTCGCCGCCGAGATCTACGACGCGCACGACCCCGCGACCGCAGAGGGTGTCGCCGCCGACCACATCGGGTCACTCACGGGCGTCACGCGCCTACCCGCGACGTCGAGCACGGTCACGCTCGCCGTACTCATCCACGAAAACGTCACCGTGCCCACGGGCTCCGTCGTCAGCGACCCGACGCGACCCACTGTGCGATTCGTCACGCTCGCCGACGTCACGAGCCCAAGCGTGGTCGGTATCTATGGGCTGTATGTCGCGGCCAAAGCCGAGACACCCGGCCCGACGATCGCTGCGAGTAACGCGCTCACGAAGATAGAGTCACCCGTCTCAGGCTGGACCCAAGTCACAAACCCCGGCCCCGCAATTGCGGGCAGCAACGTCGAGACCGACGAGGACTACCGCGCGCGCCGCGCAGAGGTGCTCGCGGAAGAGGGCGGATCAACGCTCGCAGGCATCGTCGCCGACGTGCGCCTGCTGCCGGGTGTGCTCACTGCTGCAGGCCGCGAGAACGTCACAGAGGTCACCGACCCGACGGGCATGCCCCCGCATACGTTCGAGGTCATCGTGCGCGGCGGGGATGACTCCGCCATCGCCAACAGCATCTGGAAAAATAAGCCCGCAGGCGTCGACTCTTACGGCACGACATCTATCAACGTGCTCGACGAGGGCGGCAACGTGCAGCTCGTGCGCTTCTCGCGCCCGAGTCTCAAGACCATCAACGTCAACGTTAGCGCGACAACCGACGGGCACTATGTCGCGGGCAGTCTGCGCGTCGCGCTCGAGCTCGCCAGCGTCGACCCCGACAGTGACATGGTCTTCAAGGTCGGCGAGCCCGTCTACCTCGTGCGCTTGCTGTCACAGGCGAGCGAGGTGCCAGGCGTCGTCAACGTCACGCTCGACGTCGACCTTGCACCCACAGTGCCCGTAGATGCAGTACCCACAACGCCAGCGAAAACGCTAGTGATTGGCGTACGTGAGATCGCGTCATTCTCGGGCTCGACAT